TAATATAAATTAGGTCTTACAGCTTGATTGATACCTGACTGTTCGGAACTGTTAGAATGCTCCTGTATCTCTAGTAAGAAAGATGAAGACTTAGCGTCGAATATTGTTCCGCGTTCATCTAGGAAATAATCAGCCGCATACGATAGGGCTGTGTAGGTCAATAGATCAGAAGCGATAGTTGTGAACATATTGGTATCAGTGTCATTAACTAGCTGGTCTTGTTCCCCATAGTAGTTGAGGTAAAGGCTACCACTGTCGGGCATGGGAAATAACCTTAACTGACTTTGTTCACGGCAGTAGTACCTAGGAGCACCAGCTTGGTTAGTCCTCTGGTACTGCACCATCTCATTCAATGGGATGCGTACTAATGCGTTACCATCGTAATACATCTCGATTACTTCAAGTAAGTCTGAGGGCATCGTTACTTTGGAGACAGGTGTAACAGATGTTACATCGTATTCGTTCTGTTTCTCCATCGCTGGGACACGTAGCTGACGCTGTATCCTAGTTATTGCTTGGTCTATGAAGGTGTCAGCCAAGGCATTTGGACAGTCACTGCGATTCAGTAGAGCAATAAAGTGTGCTCGGATTTCACCTTTGTTCATTTTAAATCCTCTTATCGGTTGTAAGGAACATGTCTAAGTCCTCGTTTTTTAACTTGCGGATAATCTCCGAACCTTCGGCTTCCCATAGATTAAATCCTTCGCGCATCCACTTCTCAACAACGGCTGTTGGAATGGAGGCCACTCGCATCATTTCACCTGATGGCTTCGAACTATCGTTCCGAGCGTCTTTCAAGTCGTCTAAGTATGACTGGGATATGTGCTGAGTGTTCTTCTGTATTAGTTGCCCATGTTCGTGGATGAAGTTTGCTTCATTTTGAACTAATAATGGCTGTTGTTTTTTATTCATTTTGCTACCCTTAAAACGCAAAAAGGCCACCCACGGACAACAGTAAGGAGAGCAAAACCTGTGTGTCTATGGGTGGCCTAGTAAAGACCTATTAGTGGTCTATTAGAAACTTATGATAAGCCTGTAATCTTTACAGAGTCACCAAAGTTGGTGTGTTTGCAAGAAACCTCGCCGACCACATGGTGACGATCTGAGTCTCCATTTTTAGCTAGGAGTGTTCTTGTGAACGGACGCAACGTACATGTTTTGAACATCGTTGGGTCTATCAATAGTGCGTGGTCTGTTTTCAACTCGCGGTTCAATACAACTCTGTAAGTTCCGTAAGGTGACACATAGATGTCTATCGCATTAACAAGTGTTTTACCTTGATTAATCTCACGATTACGACCAGCCGCCGCTGAGAAACCAGCAACAATTTGGGCATCCGCTGGCTTGATCATGAAAGTATCAACGTCTGAATTATTATCGTATGCTGTTTGACCAGCTTCTAATAACTTAGCTTCTGTAAGAGCATTTGTCGCGTCTGCACCAGCATCTATTTCTGTAGAAATCTGGTTAAGTAAAGAAGTCATCTTACGCGCTGTGGATGCTGAACCAGCTACTGCAACCTGAGTCACACCTACCATTGCGTGTTCATAGTCTTTTTTGATCTCTTTCAACTTTTTAGCAAGTTGCAGGGCAGTTTCCTTTGCACGACCATAAGTCGCCACAGCATCCGCAGTTGCGGAGATTTGGAATGCTTTAGACATGATCTGAGTGTTGTTTGTACGCTCAGTTGCATCTGTCAAAGTCATCATACTCGCGTCACTACCCTCTATTTGGGCGTTAACTTGTGAGTCTGCCAATGAATCTTCAAGGAATGAGAAAGTTCTAGCGTTAACTTTTTCGTTCTTGATCATTGCTTGCATTGGAGTTGAAAATGGTGAAATGTTAGAAATTAAATCGTCAACATTTTCTTTCAAGCCGACCTGATTATATGAAGTGTATGTACTCATAACGTATTGTTTCCTCTAGTTTTTTTAGGATTAAGTTAAAGAAGATTTACTCTTCCCAGCGGCTCATAAGAACGTCTGCTATATCGTCGAGGTCTTTAGCACTACTCAGCCCATCCAACTGCTTCTGTTGTTTAGCTTTTTGGATAGATTTTCTTGAGGGTGGTGCTTTCTTGGAACTAAGAACTTTCTTGCCACTTTTTGACTTACTCAGTTTGGCTTTGGCTTTTTTGCTTTTAGCGGACTGTTTAGATTGGTCATAAAGACGGGCTTTGTTAATCAGCATAATGACCTGTGGGTCGGTGTACTGATCGACTTGTTCTTTAGGTAATCCCGATTTGACAGCGTAATCACGGATGTCTGAATAGAGTTCATTACCCCACTCAGGCAGTTGCTCTTCAAGAACCTTTACGCATTCTGCGGCGGCTTCTTTAGTTGCTTCCTGATGTTGTTGCTGTGCTTGGGATACAAGCTGACCACTTTCTTCCTGTAGGAATTTTAAGTCGTCTTCTGCTTGCTTCGCGTCTTGGCGTAGTTGAGTGAATGTCTCAGCATCCATCTCGCGTGACGCTACTAACATGTCAATGTCAGCATAAGGCTTATGCCTTGCTTCTGCGCGTTCCAATAACTTCTGATATGACATCTGCGTTATAGCCAGTTGTTGTTCCGACTGTTTGCGCTGGGTAGCCAAATCTTGAGACTTTTTTGTTAGAGATGCTTCTTGACCATAAAGCCGCTTTAAGTCCTTTACAGATACCTGTTTAGATTCACCATTTACTGCAATGTCTACAATCTGATCGTCAGTAGCGGCTAGAGGCTCATCGTCCTCATCGTCGTCTTCATCTTCATCAGTCTCGTCATCGTCGTCTTCAGTTTCATCTTCATCAGGGTCTTCAAGTTCTAAATCGTCTTGATCGTCCTCGTCATCGTCTAGTTCATCCTCAGTTACTCCTGTCTCGTTGGAGTCTTCAGATGTTGCATCTTCTACTTCGACTTCCGATAGGGTTTCCCCGTCGTCCCATCTACCTAAGATAGCTTCTGCCGCTTCATCAATATCTAATGCTTGCGGCTCAGAGTTTACATTTTGCTCGTTGTTCATGGAGCAGTCTCCTCTTGGCTGTTGTCGCCGTTCTGCTGTTCTACAATGCTGTCACGCACTTGAACTCGCTGTTTTAAAGTATCAACCACGTCAACTAAGGCGCGATAGTGGCTGTAGGCATGTTCTCTTATGTCCTTGTCAGCTGGCTCAGTGTTTACAAACTTCTGAAACGACTTTTCGACAAGATCATTGATAACTGAATTGAAGGCGGTACTGCTTAAAACAGCACCAGCCTCATCTCCAGCCATCACAAGTTGCTCTTCTTGATTAGGCATGTGCTTTCCTTATTGTGTTGTGCTTATCCGTTAGGACTTGCGATTGCTCTGACATCATCAGCATTTCTTGCGATCTCTAGTTCCTCTAAGTTCACGAACTCTTTGTGTTCGAACTCAGTCTCGTTGAGGTCTTGCTTGTCAGATTGTAGGGCAAATGCTTGTTGAGCCTTCATAGTGTCTAGCTCATGTTTCATTTGCCTCATTTGTGCATCCATCTGCACCTTCATTTCAGCGACAGCTGTTTGTCGTTCTTGAAGTTGCATTTGTTGCTGTGCCATCTGCATTTGCAGTTCTGCATTTGGATCAGGTGGCGGTGGAGGTATCGTCGCTGGGTCTGTTAGATAATCAGCAACATTCTTGATACCTGATTTCTCTAGGACTGCACCTAGCATCTTGAACTTGTTCTCAGGAGAGTACATCTGTCCAAGGGTAGGGTCAGCTGAGAAAAGCTGATGGAACGACAAGTGCTTCTGCACCAGTTGCTCCTGATCGCCGTAGCCCAAGTGGAACTCAACTTGTACGTCACGTTTATCTGCCCATTGCGATGGGTCGATAGGGACATAACGTCCAGCTAACTCAACAATCTTCTCTTCAGACTCGTTCTCTACGACTAATGAATAGACCATATTGAATAGAGGCTTTAGGAAGTTGTTCGCAAAGTTACGCGCTATGATCTTCTGTCGCTGTTGGCTCATTGTAGCTAACTGCTCGACCATTGCCGCTGAGTTTTGTTTGCTTATAGCGTCTTTATTAAGACCTTGGGACAG